ATACTGTTGCAACAATCACTGTTGATGCTGACGGAAGAATTACTGCAGCATCTTCTGGTCAAGCAGGTGGTGGAAATTTTGTTCCTACATTAGCTGAAAGTGGACCTGCATCTGGAAATTACACAGCAAATAACGCAGCTACTTACATTGGTGTTTACCTTTATGGAGCAGCTGGTGGAAATGGTGGAAGTGCCACAACTCAATTTGGAGCAGCTGGCGGAGGAACTGGCGGATCAGGAGGATTTGGTTTTTGGGGTGCACCTATATCAGCACCTTATACTTCACCTTGGAGTCTTGCAGCACCAGGAAACAATGGAAATCCTGGAGCGCCTACTGGACAACCAGGAAATGCTGGAGGAGCTGCAACACTAACTAACATTGGTACTGCTAATGGTGGTGGCGGAGGTGGAGGTGGTCAAGGATATAATGTCCGTGCACCAGGAAGTCCAGGTGCATCAGGAAATGCACCCGGAGCTACAAGCACTTGGAATATGAAAAGTGTTAGTATTGGACGTACTTATGGAAGCGCAGGGGGCCAACCAGGTAATTCACCTGACCCTAGTAGTTCACCAGTCAGTGCTATTTTAGTGTATGAAAATATAGGAGCTTAATTATGGCAATATTTATTTTTTTAAAAAATTCTGATAATGTAGAAAACTCTATATTTAAAATAGCTGCTAATCAAACTGTCTATAATGAAAATAAAAACTGGGATGATAGTAAGTATGATTTAGTTACTGTTAGCGATGCTGAATTTAATGAAGTTAAATTAGGAAATAAAATTGTTAAAAGTAAAAATGGAAACGTGGTAACTTATGAAAATGCTGTGTATAGATTTCATTTAGCTAAAGATATAAAAGCTGTAATTGATAATAAAATTGCTATAGCTGAAGAATATGTAAAACTTCATCCATCTAAACCTATGACACCATCAGTAAACACTTGGATAAACTATTTAAAATCTTTAGATCCTAATAATATGGTTACTGAACCATCTGCTGGTGCTACATTTAATAATGACACATTATCTTGGTCAGATGGAACACCTCTAACAACATCTATTGAGGTTTACGCTACTTCTCAAGGACAAACTGCAATATCTGAATTAGAATTATTATAGTATTTTTTGCATTTTCTTGTATAAGATAAGTATGTTTAAAAATACTATTACTTTTTCTGCTCACGAGGATTATGTTAATAATATTGATAGTGAGGATTATCCAGTACCCATAAAAACCAATATACCAGAATGGTATAAAAAATTAGAGCATAATCATGGTTTACAAACAATAAAAGGTTGTATGCCTTTTTTAGATACTTTAACCACAGGTTATCTTTTAAAGATGCCTCAAGATTATAGAATTAATCATAATGTTTTTAATAAAGAAATTAATAAAATGGATAGTTTTGCTCATTCTTCAAAACTAGATGGTAATTATTTATTTACACGTCAGATAAATTTAACTAATGATCCTGTGTCTCAAGTACATAATCCTGTACAATTGAAAGGTTCACCTTATTTAGAAAAAAATAAAAATCTTCCTTTTTATAAAATATTAAATCCTTGGATAATTAAAACACCTCCTGGATATTCTTGTTTATTTGTATCACCTCTAAACAATGAAGATGATAGATTTACAATTATACCAGGTATAGTAGATACTGATGTATTTACTCATGAAGTAAATTTCCCTATAGTAATTAATGGTGATAAATATGAAAATCTTAGAACAATAATAAAAAAAGGAACTCCACTAGTACAAGTAATTCCATTCAAAAGAGATTCTTGGAAGATGAAGATTGAAAAATATAAAACGAATGATGTTATAGGAAAGAAAATGATGTACTTTTTAAAATTACTACACATCTATAAAAATAAATTTTGGCATAAAAAAACATGGACTTAAAAAATTATATAGGAATATATGATGGAGTAATTCCTTTAAAAGCATTAAGTATTTTTATAAAATACATCAATACTAAAACTTTTGAACCCGCACGTGTAGTAGGAAAAGGTTCAGACAATGAAATTCAAAAAGATATTAGAGATACTCAAACGTTAACATTATCTAGACATTCTAATAGTATGACAGAAGTGCATTGGCAAAATTTTCTAATAGGAACTTTTACAAAAATATTTAATATTTATGCACAATCTTTTAATTCAGATAGACCTTTAATTAATGAAATTATTGATGTACAAGTTTTAAAATATGAAACTGGGGGTTTTTATCAATATCATGTAGATCACTGCCTTAAATACCCTAGAACTTTAAGCGGAATTTTTTTACTAAATAATGATTATGAAGGAGGAGAATTAAGTTTTAGAAATTTAAATAAAACAGGTGAAGAAAGCATACCTGTTGCAGCAAATAGATTAATTGTATGGCCTAGTAATTTTTTGTTTCCCCATACAGTAAAACCAGTAAAGAAAGGAATAAGGTATTCTGTAGTAGCATGGGGATTATAGGAAAAGATTTTAAATATAAAATAATAGATAATTTTTTAAATAAAGAAGAAATAAATTTATTAAAAGATTTTTGTATTATTAGACATAGATTAAATACTACTGTTTTTGACAGTATCATTCCAAGTTTAGATACAGCAGCATATGGTGAGCCTATAATGGATTCATTATTAATAAATAAAAGAAATATTTTAGAAAAAGAATCAGGATTAGAACTTTTACCAACGTACTCCTATTGGCGTATGTATACATTTGGAGCAGATATGTTTAAACACAAAGATAGAGATCAATGTGAAATAAGTGTAACTGTAATGATTGATTCAGATGGAGCAACTGAATGGCCTATTTACTTAGATGGTAAACCATTTGCATTAAAACCAGGTCAAGCTGCTTTATATTTAGGCAAAGAAATCGAACATTGGAGAGAAACTTTTGAAGGTGATTGGCAAGCACAAACTTTTCTTCACTACGTTGATAGAAATGGTAAATATTCAAAAAATTTTAAAGATGGAAGATTATTTTATGGTATAATGAAGGAGGTTAGATGAAAATTCTACAACATAAAAATGGTAGTGCTGAATTAATTTTTTCTGATGATGAAATTAAGGCTTTAAATAAAGACAAAAAATTGACGATGAGTGCTGAAGTTTTAAAACATTTTGGTAATTGTTTAGTAAAAATTGTAGCAGATTGGAACGAAAATTTTACAAAAGAAGTAAAAGATTTACTTACTTCTGATCCTGAAGAGTAGTCTTTATCGCAAATATTAAGCATGTTATAATACTTCATGCCTTTAACAAATGTACAAATAAGACCAGGATTTAATAAACAAGTCACAGAAACAGGAGCCGAAGGACAATGGACAGATGGTGACTTTGTTAGATTTAGATATGGTCTACCAGAAAAAATTGGTGGATGGGAACAGATAACTGGTTCTACTTTAGTTGGAGCCGTTAGAGAGCAAATGGTTTGGGCTGACTTAGACGGTAGGAAGTATGCTGCTTTAGGAACGAACAAAGGATTATTTATTTATTACGAAGATGCTTTTTATGATATTACCCCTTTAGATACAGCTATTACAGGAATTACTTTTGATACAACAAATACTTCAGCAACTGTTACCGTAAATAAAGTTTCACATGGTTTGGTCGCAGGAGATTTATTCAAATTTACTTCAGTAACTCCTCCAGTAGGCGCAGGTTTTGTTGCTGCTGATTTTGAAACAAACACCTTTCAAGTTGTTACTGCTGCAATAGACACTTTTACAATTACTATGGCAAGTGCTGCCACAGCGACCACCTCTGCGAGTGGTGCAGCTACTATTAATCCATATGTAAAAGTAGGACCCTTAAATCAAAGCGCAGGATATGGTTGGGGAACATCTTCATGGGGTGGAGCTACTGGGGTTGTAAGCACTTTAAATGGAGCTTTGTTAGATGATACCAACGGTACTGGAGGTGTGGGAACTTCAATCACACTTTCTTCAGTTACAGGATTTCCAACATCAGGTACAATAAAAGTTGGAGCTGAATTTATTTCATACACAGGAATATCCGGCAATAATTTATTAAATATTACAAGAGATGTAGCGGGCACAAGATCTGCTCATACAGACGGATCTTCTGTTGAAGTTTACACAGGTTGGGGTTCAGCATCTATCACAAGTTCAGTAATCTTAGATCCTGCTTCATGGTCTTTAGATCATTTTGGAGAAAAGCTTATTGCAACAATTAAAAATGGTAAAACATTTCAATGGAATCCTATTAACTCTAATCCTTCTGCATTAACTACAAGAGCAACACTTGTCAGTGGTGCACCTACAAAATCGGTAATGTCTATTGTATCTGAAAGAGACAGACACTTAATTATACTTGGAACAGAAACAACTATTGGAAATACAGCAACTCAAGATAAAATGTTTATTAGATTTAGTGATCAAGAGGATATTTCTGATTACACACCAACATCAATTAATACTGCAGGTACTTTTAGACTAGACTCTGGTGTTAAGATAATAGGTGCAGCAAAAGCTAAAGATTACATTTTAATATT